CCTTCAGAGGGTCGAAGAACGACATTATCATACGTGGCGTTTTCGATTTCGTAAGCAGTAACAGTTTCTGTAACAGGACCTAAGTTGCCTGTTACTAGTTGCGTCTCGGTGCCGTCCTTAGCAAGAACTGGGTCTCCTTCGACTGGAAGTAGTCCGTCGACTATGATCATCTCAACGTTAGTCGAGGCACCGTCAATAGTGTAAGCAGGCCCTAAACCGTTATAACTTGGCGCATAACTGGTCCAATCAGAATCTGCGAATTCTTGCTCAAGTGTGTCCGATACGTAAACTGAACCGTTTTTTGTTGGAACTATTCCGGTTGCGTCTGGTGCTGGTTGTGGTTCTATTAAAACTGGCATATTACTCTGGCCCTCCACCTTGGTCTGGTTCATCGACAATTATGTCTGGTGTATTGTCTAAATCAGTTTCTGTTTCGATGATAGGATCGTCTGGTATAGTTCCTATAGGTATTTGTGTATTAAACGGCCACTTTTGCTGTGCAAAATCTTTACAAAGTCTGAAATCAAGAATGGCTCCGCCTAGGTTACCAGCAGCCACCGAAATACCGTTGAACGCTCCGGGACTCGGGAATGGTATAGCGTAAACCTTGTCCGGGTTAGCGTCGTAATCTTCTGCTGTTACTGTTAACGATACTGACGATGCTGTTGGTTTCGGTCCAAATGAAGCATAAGCGTTAGGATCTCTGTAGACTAAGTTAAAGGTATAAACAGCTTCGGGAATGGTTGAAGAATCAAAGTTAGGTCTAAAATAGATAACTGCTTCGTCAGATTCAAAGTCGGTTCCTGTAGTAAAGTAATTCAGCGGGTCAGAGCCGTCTGCAACCCAAAATAGCAAGTCGTGGACCGGATCAGCGGTTCCAAATGATGCTTCGAGTTCGCCGTCACTGTTAGTAATAAACACAAAACTACCGTCTACAGGATTGTCATACGGGTCTACTAAATGTAACATCTGACTTCCGTCAAGTGCAAATAAAGTACGGACGTCGTCAGTTGGTGCTTGTTCGCCTATTGAAATAGCCTTATCTGCGTACTGATCCTCGTTCAGTGCTAACCAACTTATTCCGCACACAAATACAAACGCAGCAATATCGCCGATCAAGTCCCACTCGTTTTCACCGATTTTAGTCAGTGTCATGGCACTATATTGATCCCTTGTTGTTAGAAAGCCCGATGAACTGTTTACAGTGACAGCGGGATCTGGCACAATCTGAACTGTGCCAACGCCGTTTTGGAAAAACGAGACGCTTGACCCAACGGGTATATTCTCTAGTGTAGTAGTTGGCACGTTTACGTCTACAGTACCAAAACTTGTTACTCGTATGTATGTGTTGATGTCATCTGTGTCAACAGTAAAGTCTGCGCTTGCTGATGCGATAGTAATTTCTTCTGCACCGCCCCCGCCACTAGCTTCTCCGGGAATCCATCGTCCTACAGGTTGACCTGTATCGTCGTCTAACGGTCCTGCGGTAGGATCCCAAACTATTGTTTGACCATCTTGCACGGATCCGTACGGAGCGTCTACATCATCTAGGTCATTAAGGAATTGTACATCGCTAGTGCCAGCGCCTGATGTAGCTTCAGAAGTATTATTGAAGCCGCCTAGGTATTTGACGTATACAGTTCCTGGGTCGTCTTCTGCCCAGTTATATGTCCAAAATTCAAAAACTTGTGATAGCAAGTCAGTGGTGCTATCATCGATAAGAACATATTCTTCAGACGGTAGCCCTATCTCGGCCTTTAGACGTGTTGCTGAATATTCTTCGCCTTGGTTTAAAGCATCGTCCCAGAGAACGTTAGGATCCTTTTTAATAAGGCCTCCGCCGTCACTTGAGAATGTTACAGTATAAGGTCCGTTGGTGTCTGCTGTTAGTTCTACAATTATGCTACCGTAGTTTTCTTCTGGCCAGTTAATAAAAGAAAAGTCTACATCGCCTGTAACTGTAAAAGACTGGTATTGCCCTGCATCAAAATCGATAAGATCAATGCCTTCTGGTGCAGAACCTGGTTCACCTTCTTGTGGGCTAGATTGACTTGGTACCGTTTGCCTTGCAGAACCATCTTCGCCTGTTGCTACCTGTTGAGTAAAGGATTTAAGGTTAAGCCTTTCAAGGGTGTTATTTTCGAGACTTGAACTAATAGTATCTTTGCGAACAGCATTGTTTTGCAAGTCTGTCATTTCTTGATTTGCAGTTCCAAGGCTCTTTTTAATTGCGGCAAAGTTATCTCGGAAGCCTTGACTGTCGTTATCTTGCCCAGGCTCGGGATATCGTTCGTTAATTGTTATAAATTCTATTTTACTAGCCATTTCTTTTCCTTTAGTTAAACATATTTATCGTTAGTAGGCTTCTAGTAATTCTTGTCGTTGTAACGTCTGCGCCAGTACGATGTTGGTGACTCAACGTATCCAAAAGTGTGCTTGTCGTGCATCATTTTTCTTATTAAACTTCTGTGAATGTCATATCCTTCCTCAGTACGCCATTGATCTACGATAGGATAAACTCTATCAGTTCGATGTAGTGTTACACCGTGAAACAAATGATTACGTTTGTCATAGCTTACACGAGGATTTTGTGGCAGCGTATGAACCGGTGGGTTACCGTAAAATTGCACTTGCTCACCACCACATCCTGATAGTGAAGGATTTTCATCTAAGATGCTCATAAACAGAGTTAGTGCTCCGGGTACAATCAAATCGTCATCGTCGATCCTTGTTACAAACTCGTAGCCGTTGTCTCGGGCATAATCGTACCCGGCAGCGTTGTCTGGAGCCATAAATCTTCTTTGTTGAGCCATCGGTAGTTTTAATAAGTCAAAATTTACTAAGTCGCTGTCTATACTTTTTTCTAGCTCTTTATGCAGTTTATCTCGCTTAGGCGAGTACAGAGAAAAAATTAATCCTCGTTTCACTAACTTTCCTTATTCGTTGTATTGATAATTGGCAAATATTATGTATTGATCTTCTTCGTTGTTTATACTACCGTCGAGCACGTACCGGTCTAGATCCAGGTCTAAGATATTAAAATCAAACTCACTGTTCTCTAATGCGTTCTGTGCATTTAACAGTAAGTCTTCGCCTCTTCCGGACTTGCAATATACTAATGGGATGGCCATAACATAACCGAGTTCCTTCAACGACCCGCCTTGACCAGTACGCATCCACAGTGGCATATAGTCTCTTTCTATTTTAGCAGAGACTTGTTCTGTGTTACCGTTAACAGTCTCTGGTACAGTAATCTTTTCAATCTCTTTGCGCATGTTAGTAATATTTGAGATATATCTTAAAGAGTCGTTATTCTGATTAATCACAACAGCATCGTTGTCTGCTTTGATAGTATTGTTAGATAACTTATTACGCAGTCTACGAGGTTCGCTGTTAGCAAAGTCCGAATTGTAAGGAACGTCCATCGAATCGTATGCGCTGCTGTCTGCTGTTATCCCTTGTTTGTTTTTAATGCCAAATCTTTGCTGGGTTTCATCTGATTCAGGATTTGCTGGGTCAATAACTTCGACGTAGATCAATTCGTATACAATTTCGTTAGTGCCAGGGCGTTTTGCAACAGCACGTTTAACATCGCCCAGATTGTAGCGTTTCCTCTTGTGATTTTTTGCTGCGGCAGCAACGTACTTGTCGACGTTTGCGCGTTCTATTCCAGCGTAGGCTAGAATCTTAATACTTGTCTGGGTACCAAAGTTTGGGTCATTTAGCCTATAAATATCTTTTGGAGGAAAAACTTCTGGGTTCCCGACAAAATTTCTATACGCACTTCTTTTTTCAGGACGCTGATACGGTTGCAAATACAGATTACTATATACAGCACCTTCGGGTTTAACTACCGTTACTGTAAATTCTCTTCGTGATGCACTGAATCTAAACCTGTCCGCTGCTTCTACAGTAAATGTAAAGTCTCCTGTTATATCAGGACTTGCTTTACCGATAAGTTCCCCTCTATAAGAAAGATGTAACCCCTCAGGTAAAGATCCGCTGATTAAGGTATACAGCATTCTTGAGTCAGGAACTGTTGTATTTGCTTTTACCTGCAACGTTGAAATAAGTCCCGCACTCAACGTGCCTAAATCCTTTGGAGTAACCCAAGTAATGATGCTATCTATTTCACCTAGTGTCTTAATGGTAAACGTTCTAGTAGTACTAGGAAACTCACCAAATTCAAGTCCGCCAGATTGCCTAGTAGCAAGAACCGTAAACTTGTATTCTCTGGTTACCGCAGGTTGCCCAGGAACATAACCTACTACTTCTCCAGAGACTGAATCTAGTTCAGTTCCAGGTGGCAACTCACTTAGACTACCGTCTGGATTAAAGTCTTCTAGACTATATGAAACTACGCCAGATAAGGTATTAGTTCTTAGAGTGTCTAAATAGATTGTTGTGTAATTGTCTGCACGAATAAAACCTAGATTAGGCGGAGTAATCCATATAGGCTTTCTAATAAAAGTAAAGTCAGCAGTAAAAACCCCACCAAGTTGTTCTGCGAGTTCATCAGGATCAATTTCGGCTGTACTATCTTCTTCGAAAGCAGCATCTTCTATATCTTCTTTTAAGTCCTTAATGAAATCGTCACCTACTACGTAGATTTGAAACGTTCTACGCACAGGGTCTGAAACTTTGTCTGCTACGGTTACTGCGAATTCGTAATAACGATTTAGCTTCTTTGGAAGATTATTAGGTAACGCAAAGCCAAACGGTTGACTATCATAAAAGAAACTGCCAAAGCCACTAGTAGTTGGAATCACAAAATCCATTGGATACGTGTCGTAGTCAACAGTGTCATAACCTCCTCTACTAGCAATTTTATCTAGAGCAAGTAACGGTTCAACTACACCTTGTAATCTGCCGTCTTCAGTAAGTGTAATACCAGGCGGCAGAACTCCTCTACCAGGCTCGATATAAAAGATAAGTTCGTCGCCTGCAAGTAGATCAGAATCTTCTACTACAAGTTGATAGTCTATTACTTCGTTGTCGAGTATAAAGAGTTGGTCTCTTGGGCCTACAGGGAGTAGACCTGGATCAGTAATCCATTCTGGTTCGTCGGGTCCTGTTACTCTTAATCTAAGCGTTCTGTCTTGTAGTTCACCATTTTTTACAGCTCGCAGTACAAATATGTATTCTTCTTCTTGTAGCACTTCGGCAGGTGTGCCGACTAAATTAGTACCATCTATACTTACACCTTCTGGCAAACGTCCGCTAATTAGTGTTACAGTTACATCCTGTGTAGTTTTTAATGGCAGAGGGAGACCTCCGCTGATTTCTTCTTGTTCAGCAAGAATGTCTATTAGATAATTGTTAGGTTGATTCCAAAGATTCGCCATATAGTTTCCTTATACAGCTATTTATCGGATTTTGTTAAACCAAGCCTTGGTCTAAATTTATATTGATAGGGCTACTGATAGTGCCGAGGTCGACCCCAACCGCTTCTATAAGGTATTCGTAAAAACTAGTAACGTTTTGGTTAAAATCACCAAAGTCAAGATCTGTAAAGAAGTTGTTTATATCAGTAGTGCTAGCGTTCTCAACAGTGCCGATTAACTTGCCTCGGAAAGTGCCACCGATAAAATCAGTTGCAGTTACAGAATTTACTCCGATGATACTATTACCGTCAGCATCTAATTGACCGCCTAGTGTCGGCGAAGTGTCTTCAACTAATTCAGAAACAAAATCGTTAGTTAGAACAATGTCGTTGCCGACAACACTAGTAGTAATGCCATCGCCGCCGAGTAGCCTAACGTTGTTGCCTGTAGTTAATGTGTAAGTGCCTGAGTCGGTTACAAAGTCAGTTGTTGTAAGTGCAGTAGGTGCGCTTATTCTTATTTCGTTATTGCCTGTGGCTGTAAGAGTAACGTTATCGCCTGCAAGTAAACTTTTAAACAATACATCGTTGTTACTTGAGTCACTGTCGCCGTCTTCTATGCGTTCTACAAATAAACCTTCACCTGATCCACCGTTGACAACATCAAAGGTGTCGCCGATACGAAAATCAACATCGTTAAACTTTTGGTTTATTTTTCTAAATGCAACACGGAGCTCATCGCCTGTTCCGTCGTTTGCAATGTTGCCAATGTTAATAAGATCATGTGAAGACATATTATGCAGTATCTCCAGTTACTAACCATTCTGAAGTAGATAGTTTAACAGCTCTTACGCTACCAAATCCTGGTATTGACGGCGCGCCAGCCGCTTTGCTTACTACCTGGCTAGCTGTTCCGTCAATTGTTATAGGATTAGTTCCGTCCATGTTTGCAATTTCAACATATCCGCCTACTGGAATTGCTGTACCAGCAGCGTCTGGCAATGTAACTGTGACAACACCTGCGTCTCTAAAGGTTAGTACTTTACCTAGGTCAGTTGCAGCAACGGTGTACGTAGTACCTGCAACATCATCAACTGTTTTAGTAGTACCACTAACGTTAGTCCAGAACGTACCGTTGTATACTTGGAATTCGTCTGCATCAGCTACAAATACAACTTGTCCTGCTGTAGGAGTAGTAATCGCTGCATCTCTTGCTGCATCGTCTGCGTAAGGCTTTAGGTTAAGCTGACTTGTGCTGACAATATCGTTATCAACTTCGCCGACAATAAGCCCGTTTACACCATCTACTAACAATGCGCTATCGTCGCCGAACACTGAACCAGTAAGATCTCCGTCGACTGTGTTATCTGAACTGAACTCCTTCCATACACCATCAAGATAGATAACAACTTGCTGGACTCCTGTTCCTAATGGATTCCATCCCGTTCCGTCGGCAATTGCAATGGAACCGTTTTGGGGAGAAGTCGGAGCAGTGTCAAGTACTGCTAGCTTAGCATAACCGTTAACGTCAAGCGTTGCAGACGCGTTCTCTTGGTTAACTGCAAGGCGTCCTAAGCTGTCAAATGACATAGAAACAGGATTGTTGCCTTCTTCAGCCGCTTGGTTCAAGAAAACGTACTTTGTCGGAATGTGCGTACTTGTTAAGGTGCCCGCAGGGTCGGCTTGTACGCCCATTGCGTTAGCCACTTCGGTTTGCGTACTAGTCTGTAACCCGCCCCAGCTAATAACACCAAGTACGTCTCCGCTAGCAATATCTCCTCCGTCTCTAATCGATTCAAATACTAGACTTTGCCAGTTGTCTGCTGCCGACAGGAATTCGCCTGCTGTTGTGCTAGCCGGTTTCATCTCGACGACCATTTGAGACTGACTGTTAGCAAGTAACGAGCGTATGCGTACAGCGTTAAGTTCGCTTTCAATAACTTCGGTAGTTACTAATGGCGCAGATAGTTCGTTTGCAGATACTGATTTCAATATCGGATCAATGATTACAGTTGAATCGTCAGCAAGCACCTCTCCCTGGAATGTACCTTCAATGCTTGCTGCAATAACACTCCCAACTGTCAAAGTGCTTGTGAATGAGTCGTAAAATACCGAACTATCACCGCCGTATATAATATCGGCATACAAGTCTGGAATTACAGCGGATCCAGCCAGCATATCAATATCTATAGAGCCGCCGGAGATTGAGTCAGTAAATAGGTTGGTAACAAGGGCGTTATCAAAGTACCCAGCTATCCATTTAAAGTCCTCGGTACCGAGTGTATAAGTGCCGTCTTGACCCGGAGACAGGTTGCTGTTTATTGAGCCTGAAACAGTTAAGTCGTCGATGCTTAGGTTGGCAGAGGAAATTGTTTCAACGTCGATGTCCTGAAAATAACCAGTAGCCCATCTAAAAGACGGCGAACCGATGTTATAAAGAGCATCTGACTGAGGCGTTAGATTACTGTTTATTGCACCTTCTAAACTAACGTTATCTTCTGTGCTATCACCTAGGCTTATATTTCCAGTCGCGGTTATAGTACCGTCGATATTAATATTACCAATGCCGACTATGTTATTGTTGTTTAAGTTTAAATTATTGTCAAGGGATATAGCTGATACGGTGCTAGATCTTATTGTATCTGTGCTTACAATCGATGATGTAAGTGTACCGCTAGTGTCAATGTCACCAGTAATATCTATATTACCAGTGCCAATTACGTTGTAAGTGTTTAGGTCAAGGTCGCCGCCTAGTGTTGGGTCTGTATCTGTTACGATAGACGTGCCGCCACCAACGCCTCCACCAATAAGAGTGCCGCCAGCACTTACACCGTCGCCGACGTATACTAATTTAGTATCTGTAGTGTATATTAGTTCGCCGACTGCTGGTATAATGTTCTGGCGATCTGGATCTGATCCGCGTCTTAACTGTAAGGCCATTACTTGTAACTCCTAATATGAATGTTACAAGTATTTATCCAAGTTTTAGAATTAGCAGACTACTTCTTACGCTTCATGAAGGTCTTTGTTTTTGAAGTAATGTCCTCTTTTACTTTTTCGACGTCAAGTATAAAGTTAACACCTTCAATAACATCCTCGTACTCTTCAAACAAGTTTTCGAGGCTGTCCTCTAATTCTTGTGCTTCTGCGTCGCTGGTTTCTTCACCAGCTTTTTCGATTTCAATAGACCACGTATTTCCATCGGTAAAAGTTACTTCAACAGAGCTGATATACTCGACGGGAACATATTTGATTTCAATCTCGTCAAGTATACCTGGCCAGGTGTCTTCGCCCTTAGGAGTTTCAGACTCAGCCATTCGTAGTAGCTTTCTTTGATCCCGAAGTAGTTGGTTTCGTGGTCTTAGAAGTCGCTTTTGGTTTCGCAGTTGTAGTCTTTGCCGCTGGTTTTGCCTTAGGCGTTGGTGATAGCTGCTCGGCTTGGTCTCTTAAGGATTTAGCTTCAGCCTCCATTGCGTCCGCTTGTGTACGATAGTCGTTAGCTAATTTTTCGTCAGTTAACAATCCGGCGTCTTCTGCGTATGCTGCTGCTGGGTCTGTTTGCGGCGGAACCATTTCTGTTGCCGCATCTGGATTTTCGGATAGATGCCTTGCCTTCTCTTCTTGGCTATTAATGCCTAGCGAGAGATCGCGCACAGTAATACCACGCTGTTCAGCAATCATCTCATTAAGTTTGGCCAGGTTAATGCTAGTTTGTTGATTTGGAATCATCTCAATGTCTTTGGTTGCAGTTTTTACTAGCTTGCCTTGTGTGTGGAATGCTTGAAGCATGTTCCGGCCGTCCGGCAACGTAGTGCGCTGCATTGCTTCTGCTAGTTCGTGTGCTGTTTGTCCAGCATTGCTTTCAACAAGGCGCATTAGTGTGTCGTGTTGATCAGCATCTAGTGACTCGCTGCTTACAACCAAGCAATATTCAGGTGCTTGTGGAACTATTCGATATGCAACTACGCATCTTTTTCTGCTGGTTACGTGTCTGCCCACGTGTTTTAGATCTGGCATATTATTCCCCTTTTGGAGTTTCTACTGCGGGCGCATCTGTATTGCCTGCACCGGCTTCTTTCTGCGCTTCTTGCTGACGAGTAATCTCGTTTAAGAAAGCGTCGAGTTTGTTGTATGTCTGCCCAACTGTAGCCATCTCGCCTGGCTTAAAGGCTCCACGCTGACACGCAACGTCAATAATTGACTTTAACGAAGCAAGGTCTTGTACTGAAAGGTCAGGTGCTTGTTCTTGTGTTTGTTCTTCGGCCATTAAATGTGTCTCCTTGTATAATTATATATGCCGTTGTACTTAGCAGTATTTCAAATATGGACAGGCCAAAACGAAATAGCTGGCTTCTTTGGGATCCTCGAAGCCAACCTTAACGACACTGTTAACGGAGTTGTGTTGCAGATCAATGCCTATGCCTACGTAAAACTTGCCTTTGCAGTTTTCGTAGATCCACCTGACAATACTGTCGTGAGTATTGTAGACAACGGGCATCGAAACACATTCGAAGCTGGGAGGCAGCAAGTCCACTTGCCGCGCTCCCAGTAAGTTGAGGTAATTTGGTGCTTTCTTTATCATTCTGATAGTTCGTAGTGTGCTGTTTGGCCAAACGGCGCTTCCAGGTTCTTGTCACGGTTCGAGTGAATAACAAACACTGTGTCGCAGTAGTCTTCGTCGCCCCAGCTATTCCATGCGTAACCATCGGTAAACATGATGAATTTCTTGGGCTGTATATCATTTTCTTTCATGTAATCCCAGTTGGCCATAAACTCAGTACCGCCACCACCTTTGATTTCGTAGTCGGTAAGCTCTTCGCCACTGTCTGCACTAAAGTCTTGTTCGCCGTAAACGGCAGTGTCAAAGCACCATACCTTGATACGATAGTCTTTGTACTCGTCCATAATACCTTTAATTTCACTTAAGAAGTCACGTGCTTGACTTTCGCCAATTGACCCAGACATATCAAGTGCAACACAGATATCAATTGTTTCGTCAAAGTCCATGCCTGGCAGTATAGCACCAGTCATCTGGCCTTTTCTGCTTGGTCGAGCAAACGTAAAGTCGCTGCGTATAGTGCTCTGGATCTGCTGACGTAGAAGTTCGCGCCAGTTCATCTTAGGCTCAGTAAGCTCTTTGATCATACGAGCTACGCCCGCCGGCACATTACCAGCGCCTGCGCTCTGTGCAGCACTCAGCATGCTCTCTTTGACTTCGTCTTTAATCTGACGCTGCTCTTCTTCGCTGAGCTTGCCCGGCTTGTTACTAACACGATTACCGTTCTTGTCAGTAGATTCCTCTCCTTCTTCTCCGTTGCCGTTGTCAGAGTCCCAGTCAACGTGTTCGTCTAGCATCTCACCCATCTCTTCAAGCTCGTCTTCGGCTTTCTTGAGCAAGTCGTCGTAAACGTCTTCTGAAGTCCAACCTTCGTATTTGAAGTCCTGGTAGCAGTCAACAATCTTAGGCTTCTCGCCGATGCGATCACGTACCAACGTGTTATTTACAATATAGTCTGCCGCGATGTTGTACAGCATCGGATGACGTTCACCGCGCCGACTCAAGTGATCAAATACGCAGTGCAGAATCTCGTGAGCAATAACAAACTCAATTTCTTTGTTTGACATTGCGTTAAAGAACTGCGAGTTGAAGTATAGATTACGCCCGTCAACAGCCGCAGTCGGCAGCCAGTCGTCCGCAGCCAAGATTCGTAAACGCGTCGCCATGTTGCCGAAGAACGGGTGACGAAGCAACAGACCCACTCGCGCGATAATAATGCGATCGAATACTTCGTGACGCATAGCAGTCAGCGCATCTTCAGTAATGTCCGGATTCGGCTGCCATTTTGACTTGCCCATGCTGCTGTCATTCTTGCTCATAATAAACCTCTTTATCTAATTTGTCTATACAGTATAGCACCTGACTGCTACTCTGTCAACGATTAAACCAACCGCAATGCCCTGTATATGCCGGCTTCGGTTGCTCAACGTATTTAACAGTGCTGTTGTTGATGTCAACAGTACAATGGATGTGAGGACTAAAACCATACGCACCCTTGCTGCCACATTCAGTAGTTACAACACCACTTTCGGGCGTGTCGTACAGTTTAGTGTCGGCCGGAAGTTCAAGACTCTTGACGTTCATCTTCGACTTCATAACCTCGATGCCAAGGTCGTTGTCGCGCCATTGAAACCCGTAGTCTTCGCATGAATGATAAACATGAACAGTCTTGTCGGTGTAGTTAACAGCTTGTCCGTTACATCCTTCTGGATCGTAGTCGTCGTCTTGAGTACATTTAAACGCGCCTAGGTATCTGTAGATGCGGTCAAAAGAACCAACGAATGGAACACCGACTTCGATCTGTGTTGACTGCTTGGTCTTGGGCTTTTGTGCTTGATTGAATGCTTTTTCAAATTCAGCAAACGATTTGCCCTCGCGCGGAACAAAGTAGTAGTTCGCTCCTGCAAACCTAAACGCCATAGGTGTTTCGATAACACCGTTAGCAATCTCACCTTCGATTAGGGTTTCGATCAACCCGTCTGTGCGAAAGTCAAACAGTAGGTAACAGTCTCTTTCTGCGTTGTACACAAGCGCCTGCGGAATCTTGGCACTCTGTCCACGACTGTCGACTGAGTTGTGCACCAGGCTGAAGGGGAAATAGTTCTTCATAGTCACTTCGAACCCTACTACTTCTATCACGTCACGCCGGCCTCCTGGCCCTGCTTTGTAAGCAGTTGCCCAACGTCTTGGATTGTCTGCGTCATAGTGAGTAAGTCTAGGCCAGCTTGCATAAACGTTCTTGCCTTTGACTTGATCTGCTTCAGGCTCGCCGCTACAGTAAAAGATGATTTCGTTACAAGATTTAGTCATATTGACCTCTTTCAAAAAAATAGCGCAGTTTTTACGCTGCGCCGTTTACATCATTCGCCGTGTGCAGCTTTGATGTACTTACCGTACTTGTCGTGGAACTCGTCGAAGCACTCAATTGCGTCTGGATCAATTGGCAGATTGTACTGTGTTAGTGCCAACTTGATGCCCATTACTACCAGCTCAGTTTCGAAGTTGTCCATTGAGAATCGCAAGAAGTTGTTGGCCTTGTCGTCGAACTTCTTATCGTTCTTGTCACTGGCTTCTTTTAGCTCGTAACACAATGCAACAGTCAGCGAGTACATTGCGCTGATTTCTTTTGACTCCATATTCTTAACCTTGCCTTCAAGAATGTCAGCAGGGTTAGGCATGCTTGCAGCAACTCGACGGTGTGCCATAAACTTAACAGCCAGGCCTTCGCCGATTGAACCACTAACCAGGTCGGTAGTAGTAGCGTCGTCAATGTCGTCTTCGATCAGTTCTGACACAAACGTCCATGAACGCGGGGTAGCGAAAGAGCGGCTTGAGCTCTTAGGATCGAAGTCGTACAGGTCTTTCTTCGCGAAGGTCAAGTAACCGACAACGTCTTGGTGGATGCTGTTGTCAACAGCCCACTGGAACCAGTCGTCAAAGCTGACCTGCATTTCCAAGTGAACGAAACGGTTTGCCAACGGCGCCGGCATACGATAAGTTACACCCTTGTCGCTTTCGCGGTTACCAGCAGCAACAATCATCACGTTGTCTGGTAGCTTGTACTCGCCTACGCGGCGATTAAGAATAAGCTGATAAGCAGCCGCTTGCACCGCTGGTGCTGCGCTGTTCATCTCATCCAAGAACAGGATGATGTGTTCGTGTTGATCTGCCATTTCTTGGTCCGGCAGTTCGCTCGGCGCGCCCCACACCATCTTGCCCACGGTTGGGTCAAAGTAAGGAATACCTTTGATGTCGGTTGGGTCCCAAAGGCTTAGACGAATGTCAATTACCTTGGCTCGCATTTTGCCAGCAATCTGCTCAACAATTTCACTCTTGCCAATGCCCGGCGGCCCCCATAGGAAGATAGGACGCTGCTTCTTGATAGCATGAGTAATACTGCGTTTTGCACTGTTCGGGCTGACTGTACGTGCTTGAGTTTCTGTTGCCACTTTGTGTTACCTCTGTCTTGTTGGAATGCTTGTTAGTTTCGTCTACGTTTTATCTAACGTGTCTATATATAATAGCATCATTACAGATTCTGTCAACACTTTTTTTTAGAAAATTAATCTTTTTGTGTAGGACGTTTCATCGCCTTGATATAACCATACTTGCGAACGTCACCTGAGAACAACGTGAGCTCGATTGCCTTCCGTTCGTTTAGCACAAGGATGGACTTTTTTGTTAGGTAGTAAGGACAGTCTATGAATTTGTCTAGATAAACAATGACTTGTGCGGTAATTGGCATTTCTTCAGGGTATGGAATTTCGTATGTCTTGAGATCCAGTTCTTGGACAACTTCTAGACCGCGGTCAGTAAGCCTCATTCCGCACTTGTCTTTGTTCCGAATGTTCATCCACCACGAGTGCATATACTGTTTAACTGTGCTCGGATCTGTGCTCTTACCGAGTTCGTTTAGGAAAACTCTAGTATAGGTTTCTTTCCAGTTCATTCTTTCGTAACCACTTCGCCGTCCGTGAGCTTGCGCACATCAAATTCAGTCGTGTTGAACATCTGGTTTAGTTTTTTAGCGAGGTTGTGTGCATGGCCTTCATTTGAGAAGCTGGTTTTCTTATACTTAGGGCCGGGAAAGTTAGTAAGTGCGTTAGAGCTTTTTAAATTAAAAGGCTGCCCTTGGTAAAAGACAGCCCATATTGCGTTTGCAGCTAGGACCTGTTCGCTTCTATAAGTCTTTTTGTCTATGTTTTCTAATAATATAGTGGGTGCTGGTCTGCTCATTTGCGTAATCCTTAGTTAACTACGCATATATTTATCTCTTTTGCACCGTTACCAGTTGTTGCCGCCGTCTAATCTTACTTCGATCTGTTCTTCACCTGAACTAGCGTTGTCTGTAATCAGCTTTTCAAGGTCGCCTTCGAGTCTGCTCATTACAATCCCTAGGGTAAATGCCAAGTTCTTGGCCTGTTCTACTGTAAGACGGACTTCGCGTTGCTTGCTAGCATCTGCTGTTTTTACCTGCTGTAGAAACTGCTGAATAGGAATTGTGTTTAGTGGTTCATTTTTCGGCACTTGACAGCTCCTGTCTCATAGTTACCGCATCTTTAAACGGGCCTTTGAAGTTGTAACGTTCGAGTGTGCTTAGCTTTGGACAAAACGATTTAACCCAACCTTTGTCAAATCGGATGATATAGTACCCGGCGCAGTATAGACTACTGCTCTTTACGCTTTTAGTAAACAAAGGTAATCCTTGTTTTACATTAAGCATTGCATTGTAAGGAGTGGTTGACACAGGGTACCCATGCACAATCTTTTCAACTTCGATTCCGGCATCTTCGTTTCTTTCGAATACGGTCTTGCCCAACTTGCGTTCAAGCTGCTTTTTGTTGTCAAAGTACTTTACGCCGTTTTTGTCGCTGAACATAAATCGATCGTCGTCTACTCTTATTGTTCCGATGTTGTTGCCATCACGCTCGACGATCCAAAACTTGTCTTTAATAATTGGTTTTGCTTTTGTTATCATTAATCTACATACTCCTCGTCTTCTTCTTCATCTTCTATATAGAAGATATCACCATGTAGTCCACTGACTATTTGGTTATTCTTGCCTATTACTACGTAGTGTCCGGGCATGTTGTGGATTTCAGATAAGATCGTACAAATCTTGTACTTCTCGCGCCCGTTAAACCCCAACATTGCTAGGTAGTTCTTCTGGTACTGTGCTTCAAAGTCTTCAACGTTGAGGATCACTGACACAGCAATGCCCTTGCTAGCAGCATCGACTAGTTCTTGTTGGGTCTCAAATGCTAGTAGCTTCATTGTGTGTACCTTGCGTTGAGTGGTTCTGCGTACTGCTGTGCCTGATCTGCAATTCTCTGCATATCCCACTTGGCACAGAACTTCATTAGTCGTAGTCCGACCTGACTTACGGTTTTTGTTTCGATGTTATTTACCGTCTCGTCGATAATTGCACGAATGTCTGCAGGCTGTGCACTCAGGTCGCACAATGTGACGTTACGATTGTAGTCGTCTACTACACGATGTTCTTTGCCTTCGTGATCAGTCCAGCGTTGCAGCATCATATTATTCCAGTTGAAGCCTTTGTTGTTCTTATCGTCAAACGCCTCTGCTAGACCAACCTTGTTTTTAGTGCCTTTCTTGCGCACGCCTGGGTATGCAGAGAATACGTTATCGCTTGTGTCACCGCGCATACACTTTTCAAACAGTTGCCATTCAGGATGCGGAGCAGGCTTTGGAGCCTGTGTCTTCTTTTCGATAACTTCCTTGCCTTTGTCGTCAAAGTAGCCGTCGATAGTGATGGTCATATTAGCAACACCGTTGTATTGCTTGACGTTAGGTGCAATAAGCTGAGCAAAATCGCCGTCTGTTGAGATAATAATGTGATTGTCGTCCGGATGATTTTGAATAAAGCCAGCGATCAGGTCGTCGGCCTCTAACTGCGGGTCGCGTAATACGGTACAGTTGGTCTTTTCTTTGATGAAGTTAGTAAATTCTTCGTAGATTTCCCAAAACGCTTGGTCTTCCTCTTGCTCGCGCTCGGTCATTGCCGCTTTTACTTCTTTGCGATTGCGTTTGTAGGGTGCGTAGAAGTCTTTGCGCCAGCTACGGCCTTCTAGGTTGAAGACAACATGGTCTGCATTAAAGTCAGTCCATGCCTTCTTGATAGAGTTAAGGGTGATGTGCAAGGCCATGCCAACTTTTGTGTCAACATCGCCACGGACCACATGCCTAGCGCGGAAGAAAGTGTTGGCAGTGTCGACTAGTATGTAAGTTTTATTCATTGAAAGTCCTATTGATTTGTCAGGTTATACGTAATTATAGCATCTTTTGCTGCAAAGTCAAGAACTTTATACACTACTCCAGCGCATAAGCATTAGAGTACGGTGCTTTTCTTCCTCGAAAACGATATAATCTTCGTCTATACGATATCCTGTATCAAATGTTGCTATAAGCCATTTGACGATTTCAATCTGTCGAGCTTGTGTACAATCGTTACAGACAACAAGATACTTAGTGCCTGTAGAAAGCTCAACATCTTCGGCTACAAGTTTATTGTTCAGCAACGGCATCCAGTCATCGTATGATTCTACGGTCCATGTTGCTTTTAGCTTACGGGTTGGGGTGTTAACTGTTGTCTTTTTTATTTTCATTAGTCTTGCATATTGTCAAGTTCATCTTTCTTCATCCACGGAAACGTTTCTGTAAACAACTCCGGGCGCGTTAGTGCGAACCACCACAGTCGAATGTGATTGATTCTATTACTTGAGTCAGCAGGTGCATTTTTTGTCCTCGCAAATTGAACCAAGGTAATTAGGCCAATTGCTGTTGCAAATATTCCTGCTATTACTAGTAATGCAATTAATACCTTTACTAAAAACAAAATTATCGCTGTCATGATACCTCCGAACGGCTGTTGCCCAGTGATTCGACGTTGATATAGCCTGCTCCTCTGCTCTGCGGATCAACACCTTCTTCTGAAAGCATTTGGCTCACAATATCACGGAACCAACGGTCTACTACTTCTTCTTCAGGGTCGGCTTCCTCGCCGTATCCTGCTTGTTTTAATGATACAATAAACTCGTTGTTCCAGTCAAGCTCAAAAAACCCGTTACGGATATTATCTTCGTTAACGTGGGTTTCGATAACATCTACCCAAGGCTCGCCTTTCTTTGTTGCTCGGTCCTTGGGCGACATTTTAGCAAGCTCGCGGTCTTCTTTAACACGGGCTGCTTCTGCTGCTTCTTTAGCTTCTAGCTCGGCAACTTCCCTGCGTTTCTTTGCTGCTGCTTTTTCATACTCTAGGTGTTCTTTTCTAGCTAGCTCAAGACGAGCCTCTTCTTCTGCTCTTGCTTGTTCGATTTTCTCTATGCCTGTGATCTTTTTCCAAATTCCCATAATAGCTCCTTAATGTGCGTATTTATGTGCCCCAATGTACTATTAAACCGTACCCTGCGTCTTTAATTTTGTTTTCGTAGTAAATCGTTTTTTCGTATAGTTCTTTCATTTTAACTTTTAGTATTGGGTGTTGCTCTTCTGGATCATACGTGTTAGGACATCCGTGCCAGAATCTTCCGTGATATAGGTAAACAGTGTTGGTGTCGTAATCATATCCGTCTACAGTATAGTATATGTCCTCTAAAAATACTTGTCTACCTATGACGTTTAAACTATCTAGCCATTTAGTTTCTGCTTTGCTCACGCTTGCTTGATTGCCTCAGTACGGCTTGAAATTTATATGCGCTGCAATTCTTGATCTTTCTCTGTTGTTTTCTTTTGAACAAGTAGGACACGCTTCGTTCACTACACTATTGCCTACTAGACTTCTTGTCCATTGACTAAATTCGCCGTGTACTTTACATTCTACAATAATCTTTCGTCTTTCTGTTGGGTCAAATCTAGCATTCGATAATATATAGTGATCGTACCATCTTTTCTTTATTTCTTGTACTCGATCATTGATAGTCTTTTTTTGTGCTGGTATTCTATTTTCGTGGTATCCTGTTTGACAGCAATATTTGCGAGATATTAGTTGCCATCCAAATAATTCATAAGTTCCATGCTTGCACTTGTACTTATATTTTGCGTCGACGCCTTTGTATTCGTTTATAAAAACTTTTATATTTGTATTGGTGTCATTTACTTTGTGTAAAAACTCTTCCTTACTATATTTGTTAATTGGATTAGTCATAAGTGTCCCATTTATTACAAAAAAGATAAATAATTTTAAGTAATAAATGGGACACTTTTTAGGTTACGTAGACCATGCATTGCCGAACAATTGAATATGAAGTCTTGGAGAGAATCTCCAGCCCTGCTGCATTGCAATTTCTGCAACCTTAGGTTCGTTCATTTCATACTCTTCTGAGCGTCCGCCTAAAGGCATCAAGTACACAGGACATTCTACGCCAGCTAATCTATATTCAGCTACAGCCTTGTGTACTTCTTCCACGTCAATCTCATCTGCTACAACAAACTTGAGATACATATCGCTGTTGGGCAGTCCGTAGTTGTATGTTGCAACTACTTCTGGCTTAATTGCTTGCGACCAATCTTCGCCGCTTACTGTTAGCTTAGGCGAACAACTCCACGTTAATTTTATACGAGGACGACTAGCAAAGAGATCTAAGAAAGACTTCTGTGCCTGTTGTGTGCCATTGGTCTCAATAGTCATATTTTTAAGATCCTGCATTCCGGGGTGCTCTAGCAGTTCTGGCCAAAACTTCTGCCATAACATGGGCTCGCCCCCGGTTAGAATAAGATGGATGTCTTGTCCGTTGTCCATCGTCCATTTGCCTTCAGGCGTAAGGCTCAACAAGTGCTCTACAACCTCGTCAACGTCTTTGTCCATCATAAACTTTTTGAATTCAGGATAGATGCTGGCGTATGTGTCGCAACCTGTGTGAATGATAGGCAAGTCTTCAAACTTGTTAATGTCGTTTAGTCTGTCGCTTGCAATCAATTCTGCTACTTCTGGATTGTGCTTTTCTTTAGCTCTACCTCTTTCGAGGCCGAAGTTCTGACAACGGAAATTACAACCGAAGGTACGTAGGAATACACTAGGTACTCCTACGAATTTGCCTTCGCCTTGTACAGAGTAAAACGCTTCTGAATATCGTAGTTTCATGCTAACTAATTCCTTTACTAATTATATTTTATATTTTACTACATTAACACAGTTTTTATTAAGTGTCAATTGCTATTTGATAAATAAAAGGAAATACAAA